AGCAATAGGTTTGTAGGAGACATCTACGTAAAGCCTGCTAGAGCAATTAACTTTATACAGTTAAACTTTGTAGCGGTTCGTACAGGAGTAGAATTCTCTGAAGTAGTCGGTCAATTCTAATATAAATAGTTAAGTAAGAAAAAGGAGAAAGAATAATGGCTTTTAGCATAGGAGATATCAAAGGACACCTAAAATTAGGAGGCGCACGTCCATCACTTTTCGAAGTGATTTTGACGACTCCAGGAGGTGTTGATGGAGTTAACAGCTTTCAATATATGTGTAGGGCTGCGCAAATGCCAGCCTCAACACTTGGAATGATTGAAGTCCCGTACTTTGGTCGTAAAATTAAAATAGCTGGTGACAGAACATTCGCTGAGTGGACAGTTACAGTAATTCAGGATGAAGATATGAGCATCCGTAATTCAATGGAACAATGGTCAAACAAAATTAATACTCATGTTGGAAACAAGAGAGTATTTGGTGCAAATGCAAATGAATACAAATCAAATGCAACTGTGACCCATTTTGGGAAAACAGGTAACAGGATTAGATCATATACATTTAATGGTTTATTTCCAACTGAAATAAGCCCTATTGACCTAGACTGGAATACAACGGATACTCTAGAAGAGTTTACAGTTACGTTCCAATATGATCATTGGGAGGTAAATGGTGCCACTGCAAAAAATATTAATCATCAAGTTGGCGGTGCTAACTTTGGTGCATTTACATTGTAAATGGGTGAACTATTATTTAATTAACATTAGAAGGTGAGTATATTATGGCAGAATTATTTGGATTTGAGTTTAAAAGAAAAGGTGTTAAACAAGAAGAGGACTTAGGTTCTTTTGCACCAAAGATTGATGACGAAGGTTCCATAGCAGTTGCGGAAGGCGGTGCTTATGGGACCTACGTTGATCTAGAAGGCTCAACCAGAACAGAATCAGAACTAATCACAAGGTACAGACGTATGGCTTTGCAGCCTGAGTGTGAACTTGCTATAGATGATATAGTCAACGAGACTATTGTTTATGGTGAAGAGCATAAGATTGTTGCGCTTAATTTAGATAGTGTAAATACATCTCCTAAAATAAAAGAAGTACTTCGTGATCAGTTTGACGAAACATTAAAACTTTTAGACTTTGGTAACAAAGGTTATGAAGTTTATAGACATTGGTATATTGATGGTAGATTATACTATCATGTAATAGTAGATCCTAAAGATATGGAAGCAGGCATACAAGAGCTACGATATATTGATCCAAGAAAAATTAAAAAGATTAGAACAATTAATAAGCAACGAGTGGGTAATGGATCTGCAATATCTGGACCAGGTGCTGTAGTAATTTCAAAAACTAAAGAAGAATATTTTGTTTTTAATGAAAAAGGATTTACAGGATACCCTGGAGGATCTCCAACCGCAGCTGCTGGTGACCAAGGTGTTAAGATAGCACGTGATGCTATTGTTAATATAACATCTGGTATGATGTCAGAAGATAATAGAATTGTATTATCACATCTACATAAAGCAATCAAACCATTAAATCAATTACGTATCCTAGAAGATGCAACAGTAATCTACAGAATAGCTAGAGCACCTGAAAGAAGAGTGTTCTATATTGATGTAGGTAATCTACCTAAGATGAAAGCTGAACAGTATCTAAGAGATATGATGGCTAAACATAAAAACAGATTAGTGTATAATGCATCTACTGGTGAGGTAAGAGACGATCGTAAGTTTATGACTATGCTCGAGGATTACTGGTTACCTAGAAGAGAAGGTGGTAGAGGTACAGAGATAACAACTTTACAAGGTGGACAAAATCTTGGTGAGATGGATGATGTACTATACTTCCAAAAGAAATTATACAGAGCTCTTAATGTTCCTGTATCAAGATTAGAAGCTGATACTGGTTTCTCTCTTGGTAGAAGTGCTGAGATTAGTAGAGATGAATTAAAGTTCCAAAAGTTTATTGGTAGATCTCGTATGCGTTTCTCTCAATTGTTTGAAACGATATTAGAAAAACAATTAGTACTTAAAGGTATTATGACATTAGATGAATGGGGTGAAATAAAAGATTTTATTAGATATGACTTCATGGAAGATAATCATTTCACAGAACTAAAAGAAAATGAGATTATGACTGAACGAGTTAATATGCTTAACAACGTAGATCCTTATATGGGCAGATACTTCTCACAAAGATGGGCTAAGAAGAATGTACTTCGTATGACAGATGAAGAGATAGATAAGATGGAAGAAGAAATAGCTATGGAACAAGAGCAAGGTGATATCCATCAAGACATTGAACCATCTGGTAAAGAAGCTCTACCTGATGAACCTCAAGGTGAAGAAGAACCAACTGATCAACCCGAGCAAGAATAACTTATAAATATAAATAACGGAGAAATAAAGTGGCTGAACATGATACTGATAATATGATAGCTTTCGCTGGCATGGGTAAACCTGCAAAATTTGGCGACGCATTTGGAGACATGATGAAAGGTAGAGTTAACAAAGGTGTTGATTCTATTAGAGCAAAAGTTGCAGCTAAACTTGGTGGCCTTGACCCAACAGGTGAACAAGGCACTGGTGCTGAAGAAGGTGGTAATAGTACAAGTACTGAAGATGATATAGCTTTAACACCTGAAGAAGAACTAGCACTAGATGCTGAGTAAATAGATCAAGGGAGGAACCCAATGAAGACTCTAAAACAACTTATGTCTGAATCAGACTATACAAATCCTAAGTCACCTGGTGACAAGGCTTTTGTAGATAAACATATAGTACAAAAAACTGATGCACCACATACACCTAAAGGTGGTTCTAATGATGAGATCTTTAGTGGATCAAAGCAAAAGAAAAAGAAAAGAATAGCTGATCCTGAAGATGGTGATGATAAAAAAGTTTATGAAGATAAGATGTCTAAAGACGAAATAGGTAAAAAAGAGCAGATAGTTAAAGGTATGAAAAAAAATTCTGCTGACTTTATCAAACGATATGGTAAAGATGCAGAGTCTGTTATGCATGCCACAGCTACTAAGAATGCACAAGAAGCAGTTGCTATTGACACATGGGACTTAGAAGCTTCTCATGAAGAGATTCAGTTACTTAAAGACATCCACGAAACATTAAATGATACAAACAGAGATGAATTTATCAGCAGGCTTGAGACACCAGAAGGTCTAAAGAAAATGATTGAGTTCGCTACTAACTTAGCAGAGGAATAAATAAATGGGAACAGCTGTAGAGATATCAAACCACACTTCAGTAGGTGGTGGTAAAGTAGTAATTCATTATCTACCTGGAGCAACAACAACTACAAATAAGTCACTTGCTAATTTAGCATCAGGTGGTGAAACAGTTACTGCTGCAGACATTACTCGTATATGGTATACGGGAGCTGGTACAATGCATATTAGACGCAATAGTACTATTGTGTTTGTATCTGATTCGGAAGCATCCTTAGATTGGAACTTAAAAGAATCTGGCATTGCAATTTCTGCAAATAATGATCAAGCAATTAATGTTATATTTTCAGATGCAAATAGTACAGCAATAATAGAATTACAAAAGACATCAAACCATAGCAACGCTTAGGACAAATTAATGAAACTTATTACAGAACTAAATGAAACAGTAGAGTATATCTTTGAAGAAGATAAAAAGAGTGGTAAGAAAAATTATTTTATTGAAGGCGTCTTTATGCAAGGTGGTCTTAAAAATCGTAATGGTAGAGTGTATCCAAATGAGATACTTACTAAAGAAGCTACTCGTTACAATAAAGAATATATAGAAAAGAATAAAGCATATGGTGAACTTGGACATCCACAAGGTCCTACTATTAATTTAGAGAGAGTATCACATATGATAAAAGAATTAAAACCTGACGGATCAAATTTTATAGGCCGTGCGAAGGTTTTAGATACACCATATGGTAACATAGTAAAGAATCTAATTGATGAAGGAGCACAGCTTGGTGTTAGTTCCAGAGGTATGGGAACTATACGTGAGCGTAATGGAGCTCAAGAAGTACAATCAGATTTTATGTTATCAACTGCTGCAGACATAGTAGCAGATCCTTCAGCACCTGACGCATTTGTTAATGGTGTAATGGAAGGAATGGAATGGGTATACGACGCAGCTGCAAATAGCTTCCGAAGTATGCAAGTGGTTGACGAAATTAAATCCGTTGGAACAAAGAGCGCAAAAGAATTGCACGAACAGAAGTTTAATTTGTTCAATAAATTTTTGCGTAGTTTATAATTATAAATATAGTATAATAGGATAACATCCGTTAAATTTAACAAAGGAGTCCAGAAGATGGCCAAGAAAGAAATCGAACAAGTCGTTTCTGAAGATCAAGATAGCGATTTGCTAGAGGCCAGCAAAGACAACGATCAGCAACTGCAAGAGTTTAAAGCAGACGCTACTGGTGGAGAAGGAGCATTGGCCTCTGTAATACCGGGAGCAGAAGTTCCAGACCCAGCAAGTACTGGGAGCGCTTCAAGAAGTGCTGATAAATCTCAGGGGGATTCAACAACTCCTGCTGATGCTCAAAAAGCATCTGTGTCTAAAGCTGCGCTGATCTCACAAGTCATGGGCAAAATGAATGGTATGACAAAAGATACTTTAATGAAGCTATCAGGTGAAGTGAATGCTTATGGTAAAAACAAATTGCCAGCAAGTAAGTCACAGTCACATGGTAGAGATCCAATGCCAAAGCTAAGCACCAAAGGTGCTGCTGAAGCAGTTGGTGAAATTTTTGATGGGGATGACCTATCAGAAGACTTTAGAAGTAAAGCTGCTACCATATTTGAAGCAACAGTTAATACTAAATTAGTTGAGCTTCATGTCCATATGCAAGAAGAATTCAGTCAAAAACTTGAAGAGGATAAAGTAACATTCCGCAAAGAGTTAACTGACCGTGTTGACGAGTATCTCGATTACGTCACTGAAGAGTGGATGAAAGAGAACGAAGTTGCAATCGAGAATGCACTTAAAGTCGAAGTTGCTGAAACATTCATGAATAAGATTAAAGATTTATTCACAGAAAATTATATTTCTGTACCAGAAGAAAAAGTTGATCTTGTTGCTGAATTAGAAAAGCAAAAAGAAGAGCTTGAAGGAAAGCTAGAAGAACAAATTAATAAAAGCATAGATTCTAAAAAAGCTGTTGATGAGTTAGAAAGATATAAAACTTTCTCAGAAGCATGTGATGGATTAACTATGACTCAAATTGACAAGTTATCTAAACTTTCAGAAGGTATAGAGTATGAAAACAATGAAGAATATAAATCTAAAATAGATTTATTAAAAGAACATTATTTTACTAATAAATCAGCAAAGTCTGAAGGCGACCTTAACAGTGAGCCTGTTGAGCTAGATTCAGATGAACCACAAGTTACTGGTTCTATGGCTGCTTACACAAGTGCTATTTCTAGAAGTGTTCGTAAATAATTAACAATAATAAA